CGATATCCCGAAGCTATCAGAGCTGGAAACTGGTATTGGTCTGCGGTCTAACCGCTTCCTCATCCAGTCAGAAATGTTCCATAATCCCTTTTTATAGGCATTATTCGACACTTCAACCCAGCTCACTAAGCTCTCCGGGGTATTGACATCCATGTTACGAAAGTAAAATGGAGTTACATCGTGTCCTTTGTAGGCATCTAGCCCACAAGCTTCACGGAAGTAACCTTCAGTGTGTGATTTATCTTGGTTAATCTTAAAACCAAAATCACATAGAAGTGTCATGAGAGTAGCAGACACATCATCTCCGACGATTATATCGTCGCCGAAAACTTGTATGTGTTTGCTTGCAGATAGAATGGCCCGCTTTAGGGCCTTTCCACTACGTGGCGATTTCCCACGCACAAAAATATGTGCGGTAATACAGAAGATCGAATAAACGATCGACTGAACTGGGAACGTTGTCGCATTACCCATCCCCGCGTACTTATGAAGTACACTTGGGGTAGTCTGGCCTGGTAAGACATAGTATTGTGTCCTAGTTGCGTAAAGTAAACGCAGAAAGGATTCGTTGCGGATTAAACATTCCACAACAAAAGTACTTAGCCTATCCGATGCTTCAGACAGATCGATGGTAACATAATCACCATCCACAGATCCTTTTCGACAAAGTCGTCGAGATGGTTCCTGTGAATAAGAACAATAACAGTTCTTAATTGATCTTGGGAGCTTAGCCCTTATTTCACTTAGTACTGCCTGTTGGCAGTATTGGTTCGATAAGGGTTCGGCTGTGATGATCCGCGGACCTTTGTAGGTTTTTGGAACACCAATAATGCGTGCTGGCGGCTCTATGGAGTCTAAATCTAAGAAAGACATGTCATGTACAGCGTAGCTCGATGCAGGAAATTCCTGATCAAGCTTTGCTGGCCATGATTTAAAGTCAAACTTGTCTCTAAACTTAGTGCCTTCAGCAACAGCGCCTCGCCCATGTCTAGGCCAAAGATCCTGACTTACATTACCCATTTGCCTTCCAATCTCCGATGAAACTCGAATTAAGAGTTCAATCAAAGGAGAGGGCGAACTAGTGGTCATTTCACGCATACGAGCAAGAATCTCTTCCGAGTTCCAGTCTGGTATGTTAGCTTGTGACCAGTCCCTAGTGGGACTTGGTAGTGTAGCATCTGTCGCTACGAACTGGTCGTACATAGCCTGATACTTATCAGGTGTACAATCAATATCGTATTTCTTCCACATATAAAATAGTGTGCGGAGAAAGAAGATGTCGTTAGGGTCTTCAACAATAGTGAATCCTGCATCGGAAAAATAATATCCTAGCAGGACCCTAATCGGATTTCGCTTCTTGGTCATTAAAACCTTGTGGCTT